ATAAGGATCTTAAAGACTTTCAAGATTGGATTAAAAAAATGCAAGATGATGCAGACGATTGGGTAATTTATTTAGTCTATCAATCTAAAAAGAATGGCAAAACTTACTCTGGCGCAATGCGTTGGCTGAATAAAAATAAACCAGATTTGCCAGGTAAATTTACTGCTAGCCCAAGTGAGGTTGTAGCAAATGTGGTTCGATCAATTTATGAAGAAGCAGTAATTAAGGTCCGTAATGAAGGTTTAGATAAAGAGGTAGATAACGATGATTGATCAAGATTGGTTAAAAGATAGCATTAAGCAAGAAGCGAAGTTAAAGTTTGCTGCTAGATGGGAAAATGCAGAATTTAATTCATCCGAAGCAAGACAAGCTTTTCAAGCAATTAAAAATACTGATGAGTGGGAAGCATTCAAGAAAGTAATGATCCAAGCATATGAAAAAGCAATTACTAGCAATGTCCTTAATCAGCTTCAGGGCATTAAAAATTTGATTCGCGATGCAGGTGAAGAATAATGCCAGCATTTAAATGGAGTGAAAATAGAAAGCCTAATTATAGATGGCTTGTCTACGGTATTGCTGGTGTTGGTAAAACAACATTGAGTAAATATCTTAAAGGAAAAAGTTACTTGCTTAGCTTAGATAAAAGCTTTGAAAGAGTGAGATTTTGGCAAGGTAACGATGATATTTGGGTTCTGGATCCAGACCAACCAATCGAAGACTTAAATGACTTTTATGATTTTTTTGATCCTAGTCAATATGACAACCTAGTTGTCGATAATATCAGTAGTCTGCAGAAGTTGTTTTTTGTCGAAAAGGCTAAAGGAACCAAAACAGGATTAGCTAACAAGATTTCTGATTATAATGAATGGAATACATATTTAATTAGATTTATCGCTAGCGTTTTTAAATGGAACATCAATATCTTAGTTACGGCTTGGGAAGCAAAGTACCAAATTACTGATCCAAGTGGTCAAGAATTTACGCAATATGGTCCAGATATCAGAGATAATCCACGGGATTATTTAATGGGTAGCTGTGATGTGGTTGCCCGTATGATCCAAAAACCACAGTCAGGTGAGCGTGGGTTAATCATGCAGGGAAGTATAGATACCTATGCTAAAAACCGCTTAGACGAGCGAAAAGGCAGCAAAGCAGAAGACTTTTTCAAATTTGAAAAGTCGGATTTAGAAAAAGCGGTCGATAAAGTTAAAGAAAATGCAAAGGAGAAACAATAATGTTTAACAAAAATGTAAATGAAGACTTAAAGCTAAACCAGGAAATGGAAGACAAAGTTGCAGAAACTTGTTTGAAGATTACTAATAACGAAATCAAGCATTTTATTATCATTGGTTTAGATGATGATGGAAATGAAATTCGAATGCATCATGGTCATGGCATTGTATTATCTGGTCTCGTTAGAGATATTCAACGAGAGATTGATCAAGAAAATGATCATACCAGAAATGCCAGTGATTTTATCAAGATGATGCAGAAAATTAATAAGCAAGATGATTAAATGTTTCAATTATTTGATTATCAGCAAGATTTAGTTGATAAGGCTAGAAATGCTCTAGCAGCTGGAAATCAAGGCGTTTTAATTGTTAGCCCTCCAGGATCAGGTAAGTCAGTAGTAATCAGTGAAATTGCTAAATTAACAGTAAAAAAAGGTGGCCATGTATTATTCTTTGTCCATCGCCAAGAACTAGTAAAGCAGATCAAAGATTCTTTTAAACAGCAGGGTGTCGATTTAAACCATTGCACCATTCTCACGGTAGGTAAAGTAGCAAATAGATTAAATATTTTAGCCAAACCAGATTTAATCATTGTTGATGAATCACAACACTCAAGAGCTAAAACATATCAGAAAATATTTAATTATTATTCTGATGTTCCAAGGCTTGGTTTTACCGGTTCACCATGGCGTTTATCTGGTAAAGGATTTAAAGATATTTATTCAGCTATGGTATTAGGCCCAACTGCTAAATGGTTAATTGAAAATAAAAAACTGGCACCATTTACAGTCTATGGTTACCAGTTAGGTGATAAATCAACGTTAAAAAGTGGATCGACAGGAGATTATACAAAAAAATCTTTAAACAATTACACTAAGTCAATTATACATGGTGACATTGTAAAATCATGGCTCAAGTTTGCTAAAGACCGTAAAACTATTATCTATTGCCATTCTACCAGCTTTAGTAAGGAAGTAGCACAGTCTTTTAGGGATGCAGGTATAAATGCAGTTCATGCAGATGCTAAAACTCCTGAAAGTAAACGTGACAAGATAATGGTTGATTTCAAAGAAGGCAAGATCAAAATATTATGCAATGTTGATCTAGTAAGTGAAGGCTTTAATGTTCCTGACTGTTCATGTGTAGTTCTATTAAGACCAACACAAAGCCTAGTAATTTACTTACAGCAATCAATGAGAGCCATGAGGTATCAACCTAACAAACACGCAATCATTATTGATCAAGTTGGTAACTTTGAAAGGTTTGGTTTGCCTGATACTGATTACAAGTGGACTTTGGAAGATCGTGAGAAACATCCACGCAAAGATAGCGGTAGTACTGAAGGATTACAGATTAAAACATGTCCTGATTGTTTTGCAGTTATTAAAGCAGAATGTGTGAAATGCCCTATCTGCGGTCATGATTTTTCAATTGAAATTAGAAAAATTAAACAAAAGAAAGATCAAGAATTAAGAGCTATTAAAGCAGAAAAATTCCATATTGATCTAATAGCAAAGAAAAAGGTTAGTGAACTAACCAGTTTTAAAGAATTAACCATGTATGCAAAGGCAAAACATTATAAGAATGGTTGGGCTTGGCACATGGCTAAAAGGAAAGGATTTATTTAATTATGGGTTTTATTAATTTAAACGAAAAGACAAACAACAGAAGTGAACTATTTCCAAAGGGAACTTATGAAATGCAAATTGTAAGCGTCCATGGTGATGCAAGCCCTAGCGGTCATGAAAATATGCAATTTGATTTTCTAGTTCGTAAAGACTTAGACAAAGTTTCTGCATTAGCTAATACTAATGCAAAAACACATGGTCGCCACTTCTTTGCAAATGTTTGGACTGCTAAGGATAAAGAAACCGGTCAAGATTCAGGCTCATATGATCCAGCAGATTTGGCAAATATTGCAGATGCAATTGGTTTAACTCAAGCTCAAATTGATAAATACATCAAGTCAAAAGAAGATTTGATGAAAGCATGTGAAGGAAAATTCATTAGAATCTACATTTCAGTAGGTGAGAATACTTACAAAGGTGAAACTCGCAAACAAAATAGTACCTTCACTAATTCATGGCAAAAGACTAAGTTCCCACCACAAGCTGCTAAAAAGCAAGAAACTGTAGAAGATCCATTTAAAGGTAATACAGGTTCAACAGATGAATTATCCGAAAATGATATTCCATTCTAAGGAGTGAAGTAAATGGGAAAATTTACCTATGAAAACATCCCTCAAGAATTGCGAAGTTTAAAGCAATGGGGATTGTTTCAACTTAAATGGGTAAAGGAGCGGAATAAAAATACCAAGATTCCTATTGATCCTTATAACGGTAGAGCTGGTAAATCTAATGATCCTAGTACATGGTCAGATTTTAATACAGCACTAAAAGCATTAGATGAAATTGAACGTGCTGATGGCTTGGCATTCTATTTTACTAACGGATATGTAGGGCTTGATATTGATCATATTTCAGATGATTTAGCAGATTGGCATCAAGGTGATAGTTCTGTTAGCAATCTGATAAACAAATTCCGTTTAATGACTGATGAAACTTATATGGAAGTCAGCCAATCTGGTACAGGTATTCACTGTATTTTTAAGGGAGAGATTCCAGGCAATCGCAGACGTAAAGGCAATTATGAGATGTACCAACAAGGGCGTTTCTTTGCACTAACTGGGAACAGTATTGGTATTCCTAAGATTGTCACTCTTTCAAAAGAAAAGATGCAAGCTCTTTATAATTTCTTATTTGGTGCTGATAAATCAGTGCCGGATAAGATTGAAGAACCTGAAATTACAGCGCTAGATTTATCTATTCCTGACATCATCCAACGTGCAGAAAAATCTAAGACTGGTACTCGCTTTACCATGTTCATGAAGGGCGGCTGGGAACAATTCTATAATTCTCACTCTGAAGCAGATATGGCATTTGCTAATGACCTTGCATTTTGGACTGGTAGAGACTTCCACAAAATGGATACGATTTTTCGTAATTCCAGTTTAATGAGAGATAAATATGATGAAAAACGTGGTGCTACTACTTATGGAATATCCCTTTTAAATAAAGCAATCAGTGAAGCCGTTAATATTTATAATCCTGAGCAAGATGGGAAAGAGCCAGATCT